TCCTGCTTCAATACATAGCCACGAATCATATCATCTTCAACACGATTGATTTCATCCTGTAATTTATTAAATCTTCTCTGAATTTTTTCATTGAAACCATTCAAAGATTTTATAACACCAGTGAAAGCTGCTAGTCCACTGGTTATAGCAATGGCAATAACTTCTGGGTCCATTAAATCTTTTGTTTCTCTTTACTTATATTCTAAAGGATTTAACAACTTACAATAAATATATACAGATTTTAAATTAGATGTCTAGTGCTGAACCAAATGTAGAAGGTGCTGTAAAAGTTCTGGTAGATATATTAACAGCTAATGGATTTACTAAGACTCGTGCTCCTTATGAGAATAACTTTCGAGGTTTAGTTGATGCAATAGTAGACTTAAAAGAAGGTTTTCCTACTTTCTCACCAGCAGATCGTATTGGTTTCAATGCTACTGCATTTGAAAATGTAACTGCAGGAGATGCATTATTTATGCGTACAGCTGATGGTCAGGTAGGAAAGGCCAGTGCAGCTAATGGTGCTCTGGAGAACGCAGTTGTTGTAGGTTTTGCTAATACTACTGTTACTGCTAATGGGACTGTAAAAGTAATAGTTGCCGGAACAATAGATCTTTCAGGTTTAGATGCAGGAGATCTTTATTTTCTATCACCAACCACAGCAGGAGCTATCACTCTTACACCACCATCTGGTTCAGGCCAGGCAATAACTCGTGTAGGTGAAGCTGCTACAACGACTAAACTTGCTACTCATATAGAAGCTCCAGTTCTCTTAGTATAATGGCAGGCGAAACTAATCATAGACCTTATGCCTCTAATTTTGAAGGTGTCGTAGGTGCTCTTCTTGATTTTAAAGATACATCACCAGCTGATTCTGCATTTAAACTTTTTGGTGTAGAGCTTACTTGTTTTGAAGATGTTACTCAGGGTAATGCACTTTATATAAGAGCCAGTGATGGAAAGGTAGGTAAAGCACGAGCAAATGGAACATTAGATGAAGCAACTGTTTTTGGTATTGCAGAGACTACAAAGACTGCAGGAGAAACTGTAAGAGCGATAGTAGTAGGACAGGCAGCTGTATCACAGACATTAGATGCTGGAGATATATTTTTTGTTTCTGCTACAACTCCAGGACTTCTTACTAAAACACCACCTTCTGGTTCAGGTCAGTTTGTAACTCGTGTAGGTGAAGCTCCAAATACAACAGAATTAACTGTACAAATAAAGCGACCTATTCGATTGGGATAAAATTGTTAAAGATAAAATAGAAGGATAATAAAAGTTTTTTATTAAATAAGGAACTAAAAGTAGTAATTAAAAGATGGCAACACGTAAGGCTATTACGCTGGTAAGTGGTTTATTTCAAGAGGTCAATACTCCTACAGATAAATTAGACTTTACTGGTAATACTACAGCCGACCTTGGAGAGAATACTAATTTATATTTTACAAATGCCAGGGCTAGAGGAGCAGTATCAGTAACTGATGCTGGAGGTCAGGGAAGTCTTGCTTACAATAGTTCAACTGGAGTGATCACATATACAGGACCATCCAGTGCTGAGACAAGAGGTGAACTAAGTGTAGCCTCTGGATCTGGTTTAACTTATAACTCTGGAACTGGAGAGTTTGGAACCAGTGAAATACCCAACGGACAGTTAGCAAATTCATCTCTAACTATTGGAAGTACGAGTGTTGCACTTGGAGCTACTCAGGGAACTTTTGCAGGTTTAACTTCTTTAGCTTCAACAACTTTAATAGCAGGCACAGAAGATGCTGCAAATGCTATTGAGATTGGTAGTGGAAATATTATATTTGAAGGATCAACTGCAGATGCAAATGAAACTATACTGACAGCTGCAGATGCAACAGGTGGGGATAAAACTCTTACATTACCAAATGAAACAGGAACTGTATTATCAACTGCATCTTCAATTGCTAACAGTAATCTAGCAAACTCAGCTGTAACTATTGGTTCAACTTCTGTCAGTCTTGGAGCCACTGCCAATACTATCGCAGGATTAAATACTTTAACTTCCTCAAGTTTGATTGCTACAACAGCATTGCGTTCTGGAGCTACCGATGCTGCAAATTCAATACAAATATCTAACGGAACAATATCTTTTGAAGGATCAACTGCAAATGATTTTGAAACTGGTATTACTGTAACTGATCCAACAACTGATAGAACAATTACTTTTCCTGATGCTACAGGAACAGTTGCGTTATTAAGCACACTAAGTATTGCTTCTGGATCAGGATTAACTTATAACTCAAGTACAGGAGAATTTTCAACTAATGCTATCCCTAACTCCCAACTGGCAAACAGTTCTGTTACTGTTGGTTCTACTGGCATTGCCCTGGGCGGTAGTGCTACGACGATTACTGGTTTATCTTCTATAACATCCAGTGCTGTTGTAACTGACGATAACGGTTTTAGAATCAGAGACAATTCAGATAATACAAAACAACTAGCTTTTGAGTGCTCAGGAATATCAGGAAGCACCACAAGGACATTAACTGTTCCAGATGCTAGTGATACTTTAGTTGTATTAGCAGCTGCCCAGACATTAACAAATAAAACTATTGCTTTAGGAAGTAACACAGTAACTGGAGCATTGGCTAATGGTATTACAGCGACGACTCAATCTGCCAGTGATAACTCAACTAAAGTAGCAACAACAGCTTATGTAGATAATCAGGTGACTGCAGGTGCAACTAATGAGTTTGCAGATAATGTTTTCAGAGTAAAAGATAATTCAGATGCTTCTAAAAAATTAGCATTTGAATGTTCAGGAATTTCGGGTAGTACAACTCGAACTATGACCGTTCCAAATACAGATGGAACAATTAGCACAGAAAGTTTTGCTACTGCAATAGCAGTGGCTTTAGGATAGTATTATGGCAACCCAAGTACAATTTAGAAGAGGAACAACAGGTGAACATTCTGCTTTTACAGGAGCAGTTGGTGAAGTAACTGTAGATACTGAAAAGAAGACTGTTTGTATTCATGATGCAACACAAGTTGGAGGTTTCCCACTACTAAGAGAAGATGGAACTAATACTAATTTTGCATTAGGTTCATTATCCAGTTGTGCTTTGAAATTTGCAGGAGATCCAGATACAGGAATAATTAGTCCAGGTGCTAATCAGTTATCACTAGTAACTGGTGGATTTGCAAGGCTTACAATAGATTCATCTGGTGTGGTCACAATTCCAGGTAATGTAAACATAACCGGGAATATTGTTGTAAATGGAACTACTGATTTTTCTGACCAACTCGCTCTCATACTCGCTTTAAGTTAATATGGCAAACACCTTTAAAATTGATACAAAATCAAGTGTTGTTACAGACGCTGTTAGTAGCACTAACACTAACGTCGTAACAGCTGGTGGTTCGGCAACTCTAGTTCTTTTAAGTTGCTTAGTTTCAAACAAGACAGGAGCAAGTGCTCAGGTTGATGTTTATTTAGTAACAAACACAGGAGATGATGTTTATATAATAAGAAATGCTCCAGTTCCTGCAGGATCATCATTAGAAATAATAAGTGGATCAAAAATAATTATGGAGTCAAGTGATGTCCTGCGGATTAGATCAGGGACTGCAACTGCTCTGGATGTAGCTGTAAGTTATCTAGAACAGACTTAAGGAGGTATAACAAATGGCTCTTAATCAAGTTGGATTAGAAAGACTAAATACAGCAACCACCGACAAGATTGGTACGAATAAAAATATAATAATTAATGGAGCTATGCAAGTGGCTCAACGTGGTACGTCATCTACATCTACGGGTTATCAAACTGTTGATAGATTTGCCATAAGTTATAATGGCACAGATGAAGCACCAACACAAGCACAGGTTAGTGTCACAAGTGGTACTACACCTTTTGAATCAGGCTTATCAAAAGCATTTAAAATAACAAATGGAGATCAGTCAAGTGGTGCTGGTGCTGCTGATCATATACACACTTCTTATTCGATAGAAGATCAAGATTTAGCTGCTTCTGGATGGAATTATAAATCAAGTTCAAGTTATGTTACTCTTTCTTTTTACGTAAAATCAAGTATTGCACAGAATTTTTATTTCTACCTTCAATCAGATAATGGGAGTCAATTTCGTTATGTAATGGAAACAGGAAGTTTGTCTGCTGACACTTGGACAAAAATAACAAAAACAATTCCTGGTAATTCAAATATTGTTCTCAATTCTGATAATGGAGTAGGTATGTATATTGTTTACTCTTTATTTGATGGAACTGATCGCACAGGAACAAGACCTTTAAACGCATGGGCTGCTTTAGATAATACATCTAGAACACCTGATCAAACAGCAACTTGGTATACGACAAATAATTCAACATGGGAAATTACAGGAGTTCAGCTTGAAGTTGGCAGCGTGGCAACAGATTTTGAGCATAGGTCATTCGGTCAGGAGCTTGCTTTATGCCAGAGATACTATGAGACACATAATAGTTTAACAACTGCTAAAACCACAGATGGTGCTGTAACTTCTCAATGGAGTACGATAACATCCAATGATGGTAATACTTTAGTAGTTTCTACAGGCATTATTTATAAAGTACCAAAAAGAGCATCACCTACAGTAACGATTTACAACCCAAGCGATACAAGCACAGCAGCCAGAGTAAATGCACAAGGAACTGAAAGAACTGTAACAGCTTCTTATGGTGGGCCAAATGCTTTGACTAGAATATATGTATCTGGAGCTAGTGCAGGTAACTATGTTGCTTATAATTGGGAGGCATCAGCAGAACTATGACAACCTATAAATTAATAAAAGACCCAATAGATAAAACAGTTAGAAGTGTTCTAAAAGATTCTTCTTATTTTGTGCCATTTGACGAAGAAAACACCGACTACCAAGAATATCTTGAGTGGTCTAAAACTAACACAGCCGAAGATATTGATGGATTAACTTGGGATGATATTAGATCTAAAAGAGATTCTATATTACAAGCTACTGACTGGACAATGACATCTGGAGCTACTGTAGATCAAGCTCAGTGGGCTGCATATAGACAAGTTATAAGAGATATTCCTCAGACTTATAAAGATAAAACTCCTGATGATGTTGTATGGCCGACACAACCATCAACAGCTGGTCCTAATACATAAGTCAGAAGATTACTCCCTGTAAAATAAGAACAGAAAAAGAATATTGTAGTTAAACAGTCATGCCAT